GGCAGGGGGGCGCACAGCCCCCACCCTTGTTGCATCCCATCTTTTTACCTCGGGTTTAATCGAGGGAACGGAATTTCTAGGGTCTGAGTGTTGATCTTTATAGTAGGGACCCGTAAAGGCCCCATTACTGTTCAAGAAATACATTCTCGCCCCAGACAGGTCGTCGCCTGAGATTATCTGCAATAAGGGAGAGAGTACCCCCTCTGATCCGACCTTTAATCGGTCGGAGATCTCCCAGCCAGGTTGCTGGCCGAGACCCAACGGCGTTTTATGGCAACTTCGCCGTAAAGTGCAGATCGCTCTAAATGGGAGCCATCCCGTGGAGCATCGAGAGATTTTAAGCCCTCGAGCTTCATGAGTGACTTCTGCAGAGCAGCGTAACCTTCCAGAAAATCTGTGCGATAAACTGGAACCTGGACCCAACCGCTTATTTCAAGCCGTTGGTACCTCCTGTTGTACCTCTTACGAGGGACAGTAGGCCAGGGATGGTGACGCCCAAGTATCTGAGATGATTCTGAGACCCATGGGAGTTCTCCCAGGATCCGCTCCACTTTTTCAAAGAGGAGCTGCGAGGTTCGCAAAAAACCACGTTTATAAAAGTGGTTCGCTGCCTCAGTCCATGAAATCAACTCTTTTACTTGCTGCCGGTTCTTAGGTGGTGCCGTGTTTACGTAAGTAGGTGTTACCTTCTTACCTAAAAACGCATCCACTCCGCAAGACTCTCGAAACCTTCCGGTCAAGAAAGTTTTGCGTTCGTTCACCTTGCAGTTGTATTTTCGCAGGTGTTCAAGAACCGTAGCCGCGTAGCGTGCGGGAACTATTATATCGTCCCCGTACACCCAGACGTGTCTAGAAACACGATTAACGTTTCTAGCACTTACAGGAAGGTTGAGCCTTCGCAGCAGGGCTACTACACAAATAGTGTAGAAATACATAGCCTCAACTGGAAAGCACAAGGCGCTTCCCATGGAAGCGAACTTGCGTAACGGGATAATTCGACCGTCAGGCATTTCCGCTCGCGTCGAACGGCATGCTTCAATCGCATCCTTTAAATCGGGATTTGATCGAAACATCTGTAATGCGTAACCGATAGGAACTCGATCACTAGCATCACTGAGATCGATCGTTGCTAATCGACCGCTGATAGACGCTTTCGTCGCTAAGCTCTGGTTCACACTTTGGTCATGAAAATTAATATGACCACGAGTGCGCCAGTGTGACTCGATCAAGCGGTACAACGCCCGTCGAATCCCTTGCTGTGCATATTGCATACAGCAGGGCTCAATTGCGATTATCCTGGGTCCTTTTAATGTTTTCGGAACAGGAGTAACCCTAACGGGCTGCTCATTATCCGAATACACGATCGAAACCATCTCGAGCTCCTCACTCTTGAAACCGAGTTCTCCACAAGAAGCGGAGTAAGCGGAATCAAGAAGAGGGAAATAAGGCTCAAGACGATCGTGCCAGAACCGCCAATTGTACTTGCGATTTCCGCGAATACGCTCGGCGGTTTGTCCGGGACCGTGCCTTGGAATAAGTTGATCTGGGCGTATATCGCCCATGATATTATCCCATAGCACAGAAGAGACGCGTGAGAACCACTCGTCATCTTCTCTCGGCAACGGGAACATGCTAAAGGAGCGCTCATTCTCGATGAAACTCTCCATGGCACGCTTCTCCCTTTCGGGAGTACACGCCAGCTTAATCTTTTTGAAAGCCAGACAAATCTGTCTGACACTACAAACAAGATCAGAAGCAAAAGTTGGGGAGTTATTAAGTACTTCATCGTTAATCCTTCCTGTCTCTGAGTTAAATAAGTGACCGAGCATACCTTGCAGAAACGCAGGGATTGCTCGCCTCTTCTTGAAAGATCTGAAGAGGATCGGGTCAATCATCCCATCTGCCAGACTTCTTTCGAAATCTGCGCAAAAGGATGGTAGGGTAATCGTCAAAAACGATACGCCCTCAGATTTAACGCGTGATCTGATAGTTTGTAGATCACGATCAGAGACCTTAGCGGCGCACGTGACGCAGGCATCTAAATAAATGGCCTGCATCACCTCAAGGTAATCACTTACGTGGCTTTTCATACTGCCTTCCTTTCGGAAGGTCGGTAATCCAGCCACTGCATGCGACCCACGTAATACAGACCATTACATCCACAAGAGAGTTCAGACAGCCGATTGTTCTTTCTTCGGCTTAACTGATTTCCCAGGCGGCAATAGTGTCAGTGGACGGAGTTGAGTCTCCGTTTGGTCAATGACTCTTCGAAGAAGGCCATTGGCATTTTCAAGCTTACGAATTGAATCGAGAGAATCACGATTTTCGTGCACCTCAAAAAAGGCGTCGATCATCTTATGAAACGCTCCTTTCAGAATCGCGGCTTGAGCACTGTTAACGTCGGAAAGCCTTCCAACGCGTACGCCGAGCAATTCAGCAACACTGATCAGCTGACCAGCTTGGTCGAATGCTTCAAAAAGTCGATCAATTTTTGACTTTGTTGACATTTGGGTCTCCTTTGGTGCAAACCATGGGTGACCATCGTCTGGATTAACGATGATCCTTACGATTCGCGACCGTAAAGTTTTCCTACACTTGTGGTATCGAGCCAGGTCTTAAAACCCGCTACCATCTGATCGATCTGCGTTGCAGTAAATCCGGCTTCAGGCCGGTCTATCTGGAACGAGACGGTAACAGTCTCGAAATCGTTGACGGCTGTCAACGGATCGGGAACAACGGCGCGTTGCGTAAAAGCAACTAAAGATTTGATGCGATTTTTCGCACCTTTCTTCACCGATGTATGGCGGATTGAAAGACCAAAAGTCTGATCACTCATCTGATAGAGGGACGATTGTCCATCTTGTTGGATGCGTGGCATAGACTTGGCTACAGCGTTTACTGTAATGGATTGTGGGTCCGTATACAATGGTTGACCTCCAAGAGTAATAGGAGTAAAACCGAGGAAAGCCCCTGTGGTTCCTAGGCACAAAGGTTGTCTATGTCCCTCGGGAAACAAACCCTGTTGGCGTCTGGCCGATGCCAATAGCCCCCAGGATTGCCCATTGACGAACAGATAAATTACTGAACGTCAGGTCAAATCCATACGGACTGTCTGCTACTTTACGTTGACGCATGGCATGTTTTCTTTGCCATGTGAAAGCGCGCGGACCACTAGCGAAATTAATAAAGGAGGTTTTTACCACCTTACGCTCTGTGGAACGCATAACGTAGAGACATTTGGAAACGATCCCGTCGGAGATAAAGTCATCTTGGCGTTGAATGAACTTGCCAAATTGACTAAACCAATCGACGAGCCAAGACCACGGTGTTATCTTATACAAGAGAGTGGGATTGATCCGCAACCCGTAAAGTGTTGCTAAACGAGAAGCATTCGTCCACTGGCTATCGAAGCCAGCAGCGTTAGGATCAAACTCAGGTCGGTAGTACTTAAAGGTTCCTTTCGCCCAAACCTTGGTCTCTTTGACCTCGGTAATGTCGAAGTAACCCTTAGTTGTAATACCGTCAACGACCATATCGTTGCAACAACCAGCAATCCGGAAATCGCCCGTAGAGGGCATAGTCCCGGAAGTAAGCCGGCGCAACAAACGAGTCTGAGTCGTCTCTCTCAAAAGGACTTTCGACTTCTTTATCCAAGTGTCATTCTGTCGGACTAAGTCCCGAATGTAATCACTTGACTTTTGATATACATCGATAAAAGTGGCGATATCGCCGATAAAAGGAGCCCATCCAAATTCGTGGTTCAAAAAATTGTCTGCAACACTTCGTGGATGCATGACAACTGACGAGTAGCCACCGCCAAAAGACCTCCATGCGTTATGCATAAGGTTGGCGGTGGTTTCAAGTTGACGAGGCAAATCGCGCAGCTCGTAAATGAACTGAGCGAGGCTCGCTTTTGAAACACGGGGCTTGAGTTCATCCCAAGCTCGAGAGTCATACCCCGTAAGTGCAGGGACGCCGACGGAAAGGTAGTTACTGACAGTGTCAGAACCCCAATCACCGTCATCGACGAAGGCACCGTTGTACTCCCACCAGCTTCCTGGTGAAAACTGGGAAGAGCGGTAGGTACCGGAACCTTGCACTTGAGCAGATGGAATGGTATAGTTAATGCTAGCGAAGGGTCCTCCAGTGTTGTAGGGTGGGCCGGGGTTTGTTTGATCCCAGCAACGCCACAACTCTTTTGAATCCTCTGGTGTACCAGTCAAATTCACATTCTGTGTGGATGAGACTTGAGATCCAGCGTATGTTTTAAATACGCCGATCTTTGCTCCCGCCTTTAGGTCTTGATCTTTAAAAGATCGTTCCTTCTCGCGGTAGCGGTTCATACGACCATTGACATAAAAGCGTTTATGCCTCTTATGGCTTTTTGCCACTCGAGGTTTATCAACGCATTTAATCTTTGTGATCAAACCGTTCTTGTTAATGTAGGTTTTTATTCTACCTTTACAAGGAGTTCGACCAAATTCGTTGAACATTCGGTTCCAGGCTAGCACCTCCTCTGCTGTAGGGTCACGAATAGGCATATAACACCTCCGATTAGACTTGAGAGCCAGTGCATCGCTGCAAAGGTCCAGGACCCCCGAAG